GATGAAGTGGATAGTAAATCTATAGTTGTTACAAGTGAGAAAGATTTAGATAAAGCATTTGATTCTATCGATGATATGAACGAGGACGCATCCTTACTTTCTGAAAGCGCACTATCCGAAGTACATGATTGGATTTCAACTGATTGCTATGCTCTTAATGCCATTATGTCTGGAAGTGTTTATAAAGGTGTACCCGCTGGTCGAGTAACAGTATTCTATGGTCTTCCTGCAACCGGCAAAACCATGTTGGTTAATAAAATTATTGCTAATGGTCAGAAAAAAGGATATTCAAGAGTAGCATATTTCGATAGTGAAGTAGCATTGGATAAGATGGTAGCCGAAAGACTTGGTTGTGATATAACAAAGATCAAACACGTACCAGTTGAAACAATTGAACAATGTAAAATTCAATTAATAAATCTACTCAATAAATTTATTGATGTTGGTGCAAAACGTAAACTAATTGTTGTTATTGATTCATTAGGAAATCTTTCTTCTGAAAAAGAATTTAGTGATGTAGAAAAAGATAAATCTGCTGGTGATATGGGATTACGAGCCAAAGTTTTATCTAGTTTAATGCGTATGTTAACATATCGAGCAGCAAAAATTGAAGCACCAGTATTGTGTACTAATCATATCTATGAAAACCCAAGTGAAATGTATCCAAGTTTAGTTAAAAAACAAGCAGGTGGATTAAAACCATTGTTTATTGCATCTATGTTAGTACAACTTTCAGTAACAAACCAAAGGGCTGATGAAGATAAAAATGGTCTTAGAAGCGCAATATCAGATAAAGTTACCGGTATTAATCTTAGAGCACTAACAGCAAAAAATAGATTTATTCCACCATTTCTTACTGCTGAAAACATTAACATTAATTTCAAAACAGGTATTAGTAAATATATGGGATTGCTTGACTTAGCTATAAAATATGGTATTCTTGTTGAAGATGGTTTAAGTTATTCATTTGATGGAACAAATGTTGGACGTGCTTCTAAAATTGAGGATAATGCTGAATTTTGGGAAAATGGACCATTAAAAAAATTAGATGAAGTTATGCAAAAAGATCTAACTTATTCAAACGAAAAATATAAAGACCTCAAAGCAGAAGTTGAAAAATTAAATGAATAAAACTTTAGATACCGATTTGATGGAATATATAATCTGTTTAAATGCACTTAAAGATATAGCATATATTACTGCTATCTCAGATCATTATAAACCAGAATATTTTATTAATATTGATATTCGTATTGTTATGGATACTATTTTTAAGTTTTATAATATACGAAGTATTCTACCTAATTATACTGAAATTAAAGCTTTATTACCAAATGAAACAGAAAAACAATCCTTCATTAAAGTTTTACAATATATTCAAACACTCGATAAAGCATATAATATTGATGAATTATATGAAAATACAGAAAAATTCTTTAGAGAAAAAGCAGTCTATCACGCTCTATTATCGACTACTGATAAATTAACTAAAAAAGAGATAAATTCTGAAGAAATTTTAGATACTTTTCAACAAGCATGTACTATTTCTTTAGTTGATAATCTAGGACTCAACTTCTTTGAAGAAATAAATCGCATGTGTGATTCGTTCACCAAAACTGATAACGTAATATCTACTGGTTGGAAATGGCTAGATGAACGTATTGGTGGTGGTTGGCAAGCCGAAGGTCGAGCACTATATGTTTTCACTGGATTTACAAATGTAGGTAAATCAATCTTTTTGGGTAATATTGCTCTTAATTTATTAAAACAAAATAAAAATGTATTATTAATAACATTAGAAATGCCCGAAATGATGTATGCTAAACGAATATGTAGTAATATTACACAAATACCTTTTTCAAATATCATAAAACAAGTTCCTGAAATGAAGGAAACAATCATTGATTTCAAGAATGAATATAAATGTCAATTATACATTAAAGAGTTTCCAACCAAGGGAGCAACTATCAATCATTTAAACAGTTATATTCAGAAGTTAATTAAAAAGGGATTTAAGCCCGATGTTATAGTTGTAGATTATTTGAATCTAATGAAAGGTGCTAATGAAGGATCAGGTACGTACGAAAGTGTTAAACAGGTATCAGAACAATTAAGAGCTAGTACATACCTATTCAAAATTCCTTGTATAACAGCCACACAATTAAACAGAAAAGGGGCTGGTCTTGAAAACCCTGGTATGGAAACTATTAGTGAAAGTATTGGTGTTTCGTATACCTCAGATGGACAGTTTGCAATATGGTCCGATGAAAACGATAAACAAGCTGGTGTAATACATTTAGGCATACAGAAAAATCGTTATGGTCCAAACTTTGGACACACTATGTTAAAAATTGATTATAATACTCTTACATTAACCGAAACTCAACAAAACAGAACAAGTATTTCAGATCAAACATTAAATACCGCTAACGATACTTTAGGTGAACTTAATAAGGTGCTAGGATAACATGGAAGATATTCAAAACATAAAACCATATTTAAAAACGAATCCAGTAATCATTCTAAATGAAAAAGATTTTGATATCTTTTTATTGAAGTTTGGTAGTCTATTATTTCTCTTAAACAATAAAAACGTTAATCCAACTTTGTTGTTTATATCAATTGTAAAAGATGAAAATTTACAGACAATATTCAAAAAGATGTCTGGCATTAATACGTTGGTTGAAGTACTTAAAGTTGTGCTTAATCATTATCCAAATTTAATTAAATCTAAAATTGTCAAAAATAATACAATGAAAATACTCAAAGCAAAAAAACTTAAACAGAATAAAAAATATGATAAATGATTTTCAAAAAAGATTGTATAATTTACATCTTGCTACATATAAAAGACATCAAAAGAAACCATATACACATAGAATGAATTTTGATAATTTCGAAAGGGAGAAACCAGAAGAAACATTATGGTTACTTAAGTTAGAAAAATTTTTTACAAACTATTCAAAAATCAATATTAAACAGTTCTTTGATGCACCATATGTTATACATGAGGACAAAGATTATTTTAGCCTAGAGTTTTATACAGCACAGGCCGCAATTAATACGTATCGTCTTTATATGAAACAAGCAGAAACACAATTACCAGATTCAATTTGTCAACTTGAATATATCAAAGATTCACTCAAGTTTATCAAAGAATTTTGTATTAAACAAAAAATCCGTCTTGTAGATTATATGTTTTATAAAGAGGGATTAACATATTCGTGGGCAGTACATATTGCTGAACATAAAACGTCTATTTATGCTATAATGGGATTTTCACTATATACTCCTGAAAAAATTTATGATCATATGTTTGAGATGCCTGATGATGAAAGAGAAATGCTTTTAGGAGATATTGTAAACAATTTCCCAATTTATAAAGCACAATTTGAAAAATCAGTAACAGCTAAACAGCTACTTATTAAAGGACAAGAGGTAATTAACAAAGAAATAGAAAAAAGTTTAAATAATACTTGCAATTCTGATGACAATATAGTGAACTACCACACCCTAAAGGGAGCGGCTTCCTGTTTCTTAGACAATAGTTGATTATATAAGTTTGTTATACAATTAGAGCTATAAATCTCCACAGGCTTAAAATCCCTACATTCCGTAGGTACTTGAGTTAAACCAGCAAACAGGATATTGTTAGCAGCATGGACATCACGGTTAGCGTGATAACCACAAGAGCAGACATATTCTCTATCAGCTAGTGTTAGTTTCTTTTTGGCACCGCAAGCGGGGCAGAGCTTAGTGGTGGCAAAGTACCGATCAATGACTATAGGCGTATGAGACTTGCGTTGCAAGTCTTCTTTTATCCCACCTAGAGCCGACATCTGTACCTGCCGACCGAACAACCCCATGTGCCATCCTTTTATGTTTTCATCCTGAAAACAAACATACTTGAAATTGTTTGTTATTTCACTTACGATTTTATTTTTCTGATCTTTTTTCTGGTTTGTTAACCGTTCATATTCTTTATTAAGTTTGAGTTTAGCCTTCAACCAATTTTTGCTTTTTGGTGTTTTATGACTAAAACGATGATTGGCTAGTGCCAATCGTTTCTGGTCTACCTTAATATTATAAACGGTTCCATTTGATAAGGTTAGATGATCTTTGATACCGAAGTCAATACCGATAATATCGGTAGATTTCATGTGGAGTTTATCAACATAACAAGTTACTTTGAGATAATAATTACCATTTTTGGTGATCAAAGTTGCATTAGCAAACTCTTTTACATCTTTGAGTTGATCGAAACCATGTACTTTTATAGACTTTTTTATACCTTGAATTTTGATGCGCTTATGTTCAGTAAGAAGTTTGTAAGTTACATTAAATTGTTTAAGTGGAATTGAATTTATGAGTGATTTGAACTTGAGTTTACCTATCTTACCACCGTTTTTCTTGCGAGCTTTTAAACCTCTAAGTGCGTCTACCATGCGCTCTTGTATGCCTTGTTTCATCTGCGATGAAAGAACCGTGAGTGTTCGTTCCTCACTTGTGCCTTCTTTGGTTTTGATCTTGACTATATTAGATTTTGTGTTATGCTTAACAATATCGTTAGTAGCTAATATGTGGTTGTACAACCACTTTGCTTCAATGAATAGTTTTTTAAGTTGATTTTTAACAGTAATAGGACACTTAGAAAGGTCTAATTTAAGTTCATAAACAACTACACGTAATTTCTCACGTCTATCGTGTGTAGCTTTTAGTGTAGCTTTAATTGTTTCAGATTTAGTTTGATTTTTCATATTCACTTATAAATATTCTTAGTGAGGGACAGCTACTGTTCACTTAGTAGTTTTTAATAAGACACTACTTATTAAATTACCTCTATCTGTAATTATTTAGTGATATTAAGGTTAAAACAAGTAGAACAAGTAGAACAAGTGAATAAAAGACAAACTATTTTATTGACATTAACTAACACTCATGATATTATTAAAACAATTAAGTTAATAAAAGTTGCTGCGATTCATCCCATACGCTAAAGCATAGGGCTTTCTCGCAGCGAATCAGTAATATAACAAAAAGGAGAAATTATGTTTAATATATTTAAGTGGTTCAAAAGTAATAAGAGCATAGAAGTTAAAGAAAATTGGGTAAAGAATGAAACACAGGAGTTGCCTCCACGAATTAAGACATATTTAAAATCACTAAAAGAAACATCTAAATTACCATCTTGCAATGCTTTCACCACATTTGAACTCGATCCAAAATATATGAGTGAATGGAAAAATATTAATCAAAAATTAGTTGAAATAACCACAACTTCACCGAATTGTCAAACCAAAACAGAAGAATATAATAAAATTTTTAGTTGTTTAACATTTATTAAAAATTCTATACTTGTTTCACAAAAATTTAAAAACCAATTACAAAAAATCGGTGATAATTTATATATACAATATTATAATTCTATTGATAATCAGAAAGTTGAAAAAAAGAACTTGAAAAAGAAAACAAATAATGTTAAAGTAAAGATAGTTAATAACAAACAAAAGAAAGATAGGAGATAAGTATGAGTAATATAGATTATAACGCAATATTGAATACGATAGTTGAAGCTAGCAAGAGGAAAGGTTCTACTGATCCTAAAAATATATTAAAAACTGATACTATAGGAAATACTATTGTTGGAAGACTCGTTCCAAATCTTAAAGATGTGGCTAATAGTATTTTACATTATTATCACCATGGTTGGAGAAGCAAACTTGATGGATCGGGTATATTCCAATTATGTCCATATACTTTTGGTGGAAAGTGTCCAACCTGTGCTCGAAGTACCAAGTTATGGAAAAGTACCGATCCTGTCGAAAAACAAAATTCAATAGGTATTCGACGTAGAGAAAACTATATGGTTAATTTCTATGTTATTGCCGATAAAGCTAATCCTAAGAATAACAATACATTAAAACTTCTTAAATATGGTAAACAGATTAGCGATAAAATCAAACTTGCCACCGAAGGTATGGACAAAGAAATCTATGGTGAAAAGGTCTGGAGATTAGATGAATTGGGATGTAATTTCCGAATTATATGTGAACAAAATTCTTCACCAGACAAAAACAAGAATAACACAAAGGAAGTTTGGCCTACTTATTCTAATTCTAGTTTTCTACCCGCAAGTCGAATTGAAGGTATGACAGATGAACGAATTCAAGAAATACTTGAATCAGTATTTGATTTGTCAAAATTATTTCCAACCCTAACATGGGAACAAATGACAAAAGAAATGGATAAACATTATTTTGTTAATGGAATTAATGATGTACAAACCACAATGGCAAGTGTTATAACAACTGATCCAGTAGGTAAAACATTGAATGAAGATAAACCAGCAGATAAACCAGCAGAAACACCAGCAGTTGCCACAGTTACAAATACCCAACCCTCTGTACCTGTTGCAGCAGTTGATAACAAACTTATTTCGGGTGGTGTCAATGAAGACCAACTTGATAAGATGCTGGAAGAACTACAAGGAACATAATATGCCTGATGTTAGAGAAGAACTTGCAGACATCATGAATTTAACTAGAATAGTTAATAGTGATGCTGCTACAATAAATAAAAAGGTTAGTAGCGATCTACGAACTGGTGGCATTAACCCAAAGGCTCTTATTGAGACTCACATCAAAGCAGCACAAGCTTCTGGAGTTGTTATTAATTCAGTTGCGCCAATCACACCACAGACAAATATGATAAAAACAATAGATGGTATGTTGGTTCCTGATTCTGCACCATTAATTCCTATGCCTGAAGGTTATGCTGAACCAAAACCAACAGTATATGTAACTAGTCCAACTCCAACACCAACTCCAACTCCAACTCCAACTCCAACTCCAACACCAGTTCCTATTGTAAAACCATTAGCAGAACAGTTAGAGTTTGATCTAAATACTTCTGGCAAGATAAACATATTGGATGAGTTTAGAGAAATAAAAGCAATACTTAGTGTAATAAACAAAAAGATAACTGAATTAGTTGAACTTGAAAGAGTTAAATATGAAAGAAGAAATAAACGTAGAAAAGTGGGAACCGGATCTGAAGGAACTAGCGAACTTTTCCCCGAAAAAACTCAATAGAACCAATAAATTTCCAACTACAGAAAATATTATTGAAATGATAGAAGACATTAATAAACGTATACAAAAACTTGAAAAAAGAATGGACAACTTTTCAATCTTGATAAAAGATAAAAGAAATGGTAATATGATAAGAAACCTACGAAACCGCATCAATCAAATCGAGAGCGATAACGATGGAAATCTTAGTCGATAGAAAACAAATCCTGAGTAAATTTTTAGTACCCATTAATAAGTTTACAGATCAAGCAATAATTACATTAAACAAAGATTACATTGATTGTGTATCGTATACATCCAACGATAAACAATCTATTCTGTTATATACCAAGTTAATGATTAAAACTAATATAACTGATGATGCCAAAATAACATTAAATATTGGTAATATTAAAAAATTGATAAGTGCTCTAGGTTGTATTAGTACTGATATTATCAAACTTATCATCGAAAAGAACCATATTGCACACGTTTCACCAGAAGCCACCTTTAAGTTTCATTTAAAGGAGGATGGCACAATTGAAAAACCCACAGCAAACATCGAGAAGATTAATGCTATGAGTTTTAATACGAATATAGACCTATCTGCGGTCAAGATAGACGATATTCTCAAAGCCAGCAACTTTAGTTCAGATTCTAATAAAATATACCTCACAATCAAAGATAACTCTTTAATTGCTGAATTAACAGACAAAACAATCCCAAATCTTGATACAATCAGTGTTGTTTTAACAGATCAGATCACCGGAATAGCCTTTAAAGAGTCAATTGCTTTAAGATTAGACATATTTAGGTTAATTTCATCTATTAAGTATGATAAACTGACAATTAGAATAAACGATAAAGGTGTTGTAGTGTTTGAAATTAACGAAAATGATTATTTAATGAAGTATATTACTTCAAGTTTGATAAAATAAAAGAAAGGAAATAAGTATGGCAAATAAGTGTTCAACAATGGGTTATTTTATGAAAAGATTGCGTGATTCTGGTTATAGAGTAGAACCTTTATATACAAATTATGTAGATGCTGATTCAAGAGTTTGGACAGTAGTTATTGATCCAGATCGAGCTTCAGTAATGTGTACATGTTTTGTAAATCGTAGCGATCTTGGTGAATGTTATTTTGAATTTTATGATGGTGGGCAATATCTACCTAATTATAAGATTAAAACACAATCAATGGAAGTATTATTAGAAAATCTAAATAAATTCGGTATTATTAGTAAAACAAAAGAATATAATGAAAAAGGGTTTATTCCAGATAATAATACACTAGAAACTGCCAAATAAACAATAAATAATTACATAGGTGATTATTATGAAAACTACAGTTTCTGATTCTGATGATATTTCAAAAAAAGGAAAACGACCTAAAAAACATACTATTATGGAATTACCATTATCTAAACTAACATCTAGAGAACCAGAGATTGTATCACCCCCATTAGTTCCTATACCAGCCAAGGCTCCTACTCCTTCTGTCTCAACAGAATCCGCAAAAATGGACAATGCTAAACTCCCACAAGAATTTCTTAATATATTAAATAATAATCTATTAAAAACTTTAAGTAAAGAGATAGCGGAACAAAAAAAGACTTCTATTAGAAAAATTAGTGCTTTAAAAGACCTTAAAACACTAGAAACTCTTGTTAGTGAGTTTCTAAAATCTTTTATAATTATTGGTTATACGCTAAATGGTGAAAAGATTGTTATAGGTCATGTCTTAACCCAACAAGATAATGATGCTCTTACCGAACACTTACGTCAAACATTTATGCGAGTTATGAATAATATATCGTTTGAATAATTCAACAACGTCTTTTAGAAAATTTGTTTAATTGTTTGATCAATTTCTAATAGACGTTGTTTTCTATTTAATATTAAATATTCTCTAGAATTCCTGTCTTTTTATATAAATAATTAAGATAGGAAATTTAATGAACCACATTGATTTAAACAATTATGAATCATACGATGTTGCTGATACTCGTTCATTGCCGTTTAGTAATAATCCTAAATGGAACATAGATCCATTACAAAAAGATCTTCAAGATAGTAAAACAATAGGATTAGATGCAATTGTACAAGTTATTGGTAAAATTCATGATACTTTAGATGAAGAAGGAACAATAAATATACGAGAACATGTTCGTACATTACAACAAATTCACCCTAATATTGATAAACAACTTATTAATTTAAAATATTTTAAACCTATGTCAGAAAGTGTAGGTGCCCCATTTTTAGCCTATACTATTGATAAATCCGCATTACCATATGTTTATTGGATATCTCCATTACCAGAACTTAAGCCCTTAGCGGTAAGACAAAACATTATAAACAAACTCGATTCGGCAACACTATTTTCTATTGAAGCTGCTTATACTAGTTTAAATCAAAAACTAGCAAGTAATATATCAAATGAATATCTAGTTGAAGATCCTAATAATATACAACCAGCCCACAACACATCTCACGC